AAATTGGGGTTGGGAGGAGTGCGAGAAGACCGTCAAGAAGTATGTCTACGAGGAAGGCGCACAAGACAAGGTCAAGGCCGTAAAAGAGTTCGTTGTCATCAATCAGCCGACCTACGAAGTTTGTGACCTCCGTCAGTTCCTCTGGGACCCTGGCTGCAAAATTCAAAATCTTCGCAAAGGTGCGAAGTGGGTTGCTAAGCAAACGTTCGTTGACGCCAACTGGCTTGACGACAACCGCGACAACCCGATGTACAAAAACATCCCGACTCGGGATGAACTGGCCGTGCGTCTGGCAATGCAGGCAGAACCCACCACGGACAGCATGAAGGGTCTCAAGACCAGCAACTGGCGCGACATGCAAGCCGAGCAGCCTGACAAGGCGACTTCGTTCGATCCTCTCAAGCACCCCTTGGAGATCATCGAGTACTGGACACAAACTGGCGTAGTCGCAATCCTTCAGCGTTGCATCGTCATTCGCAACGAAGAGAGCGAATTCTCATCTCTACCGTTCCCATCGTGCGCTTTCATCGATGTGCTCAACTCCGCTTTGGGTTTCGGGGCTGCCAAGTTACTTGGCGGCGAGCAGCGGTTCCAGACCGCCGTTGTCAACAGCTGGATCGACAGTCTGGCGTTGATCATGAATCCGGTTTATCAGATTGCCAAGGGCATCGGAGCGGGTACACAACAGATTGCAGTTTCGCCCGGTAAGGTTGTCAACGAAGGTGCAGAGCTAAAGCCCCTGGTTACTCCTTCAATCTCTACCGAGGCAATGAACGCTATTGAGTCTTCGGAGCAGAGAGCCAATCGGCGTGTAGCTGCTAACAGCGGCTCCAACATGCCGACGCAAGCGATGCGCACGGCAGAGGGCATTCAGTCGTTCCAAAGCAACGTTGTAGAACGCCTCCAGTACTTCTTGGAAATCTTCTGCGACATGATCTTCGTTCCGGTTCTGGAAGCCTTCCTCGAAATGTGCTCCGACAAACTCACCCCAGCCCAGATCAAGACCATTTTGACCGAGGCTGAGGGCAAAGCCTATGAAGGCGACATTCTGGACGTCTACAACGCCACTTGCGATGTGGAAGTCCTCGCAGCTACCAAGCTCGCGGCCCGTCAAGCGGCAGCGCAACTCATTCCGATGCTCGTTCAGCTCGTGACAATGCAGCCGGTTCAGGATTCGCTGATGGTCCAGGGCAAGAAGTTCGACTATGCCGAGTTGCTGGACGAGGCATTAGAGCTCAACGGGTGGGACATCAACTCTTTGATTGTCGATATGACCCCTGAAGATCAGAAGCGTGCCGATGCAATGAACGCGGCGATGGCGAAGGGTATGGCTGACGCACAGTTGGCTGCTCAGAAGCACCAATACGATCAAGAAAACATCGACCAAAAGGGCACGGTTCAGGCCGGTGTGGCAATCGTCCGCGACGCGGCGAAGACCCACATGTCTGTTGCTCAAGATGAATTGGCAAAACTGGCGGAGGTTGGAAGTGGGCAATAAAGAGACACAGCAAGAACTGATGATTATCGCTCGTGATGTCATCCAGACCACGGGTACGCCAGGTTGGCACAGGATTTTGGAGTTTGCTCAACGCGCTCTTCAGGGAATGGTGAGGGACGCCATCGATGCAGAAGATGACACCAAAGGCTCGGCCCTGCGTCGTGAGGCAAAAGCCGCAAAGACATTCTTAGAAAAGTTTCTCGTCAAGGTGGAGGCTGCAAAGCAGTACACACCGCCAGAAGATAACGTCGGGGATTCCGACGATTTGACCGAGGGTGTGGTCGAGCCGGAAGGCTTTGACTCAAACCCTCTCTAACCTGTGAGAACCCCAAAGGGTACGGAAGGGGCCTCACAAATCTCCACGGATACGGATTGTATCCGAGAAGGTGAAGCAAGTGAGTAAGGAACAAGAACAGACCATTGACACGCAGAAAGTGGAAACCGAACTTCAGGGTAAGAGCCTCGAAGAGATGCGCATTCTTGCGCAGCAAGCTGTGGGCGAAAGTCAGGCCGAAGCAGCCAAAGCGGAAAAGGCCGTAGCCCGCGATGAAAAGGGCCGTTTCGCGAAGGAAGACGAAACAGAAGCCGCTGACCAGGCCAGTGCTGAAGATGTGGACGACAAGAGCGTAGCCACTGAATACGAGTACAAGGTCGATCTCGGCGATGGCGCGGGCGTTCAGGTATTTCGCGGCAAAACACAGCAGGAAGTGATTGACAAGCTGCTCGAAGCCCAGAAGAACGCCACTATCAAGATTCGCGAGCAGGCAAGTGATTTACAGGCTCGGAAAGACAAGGAAGCCAAGGAAGCTGCGGATCAGGACTATGTCCTTCAGAAGCGGCTACAGGAAAAGCCCAAGGAGACGATCGAGAAGATCGTGGCCGACCGGCTTGCTGCGGAGCGCAAGGCCCAGACCGATGCCGAAACAGCTGCGGCAGAAGTCATTCGTCAGCAGAGCGAGGCCGCGTCCTCATTTATTACCGATCACCCCGAGTACATTCCGAACGCCAAGAATGGTGCTCGTCTGAACAAGGCACTGGAGCTTGCGTTGCGTGAAAGTGCGGCGCGTGGCGAGAAAGTCTCCGACTACCGAACCCTTATCGAGGACACATTTAAAGACTTGAGTGAAAGCGGATTGCTGGAACTCAAGGCTGAAGATGCAACTCAAGAAGTAGACGATGCGAAAGAGCCGACTGGGGCGGAACCTTCACGGATTGTGAAGACCGAAGAAGTGGCACCGACGCAACGGATTGTTCGCAGGTCAAGCGGCATTTCGCAGAGGTCACGCACAGTGACTCCTACGAAGAGCAGCGGGCCGAGCGAAGAAGAGCTTGAACGCATGCCACGCGAGAAGCTCAGGGAGCTTGCCAACAAAGCTATGTTGGGAGCAACCGACTAACCGTTGCCGGGCATGCTGACGAGCGCCAAATTCTACCCCAGAGGTAAATGACAATGGCTCTACCAGCAAATGCGTCAGTCGTATCTAGCGGTCTGGCGGCATACCCCTCAATTTATTTCAACACCGTCGCGTTGGACACCCTCCGCGCTAATCTGTTTCTCTACCCGGCTTGCGAACAGAAGCCGATGCCTGAGAACCAGGGCGTTGTTCAGCGTGTTTACGATCACACCGCTTTTGGTGCAAACACCACAGCCGCAACTGAAGGCACTCCCGGTGCCGGCCAGGTTCTCACCCAGAACACGCGCGACATCACTCTGTCTCAGTATGTTGACTACGTCAGCTTCTCTGACAAGGTGATCCGCACCGCGTTCGTTGACACCGTCGCCGATGGCGTCGCAGAACTCACGTTCCGTGGTGCTCTTTCCGTTGACACTGTCATCAGCACTGCTCTTGACACGGCGTCGAACTCTGACTCCGCAACCCGCATTGAACTCAATGACGGCAACTTCATGACGGCTGCTATCAGCCGCAAGGCCGCATACGGTCTGCGCAAAGTAAACGTCAAGCCGAAGGCGAATGGCCTGTTCTACGGCATTCTTCCTTCCGTCATGGCCTTTGACATGGTCAACGACGCTACCGCTGGCGGCTTCATCGACCTGACGAAGTACGCAGCCAATACCAACGACCTGAACCTCAACGGTGTGGGTCAGACCAACGCGGCTCGCATCGGCGTGGTCGGTGGCGTCGAGTGGTTCGAGAGCAACGCTCTCCCCACTGAGACGAACTGGCAGTCATCGGCCAACAACGCATACCACGCGTATGTGCTTGGCTTCAACGGCATGATCGCTTCCGGCCTGGGCAAGGACCAGCTGGGTCAGAAGAATTTCAAGGTCACTGTCTCGCGGTTTAACGAAGCCATCTCTGCGGATCCTGCTCTCCAGATCCCAGCGGTTGCGGCTTACAACTTCTTCTTCGGTGTCGCGAAGCGGCCCGGTTCCATCAACGGGTTCCGCCGCATCCGTGGAGAATCTTCAATCGGCTAATTCAGCCCTCAACCGACGAGGCCTCCAGTAACCGCTGGAGGCCTTTTCGTTTGTTTCCAGTTCTTCCGCTACCCGGCCCATTTGCATGGGCAATTTAGAAGAGCTCGTCATGCCGACTTATTACGTGGTCAGCAGGACTCTCACTAACGATCAAGCAGTCTGCGTCCTCGATGCTCTGAAGATCACTCCGGTTTTCTGTTCCATCATTTCCGATCCAGTTGATGTAAGTCTCGCTCTCTCGCTTTCTAACGAACTCATCCGAACGGATTCTTCCGAAGCGGCCTTCTCTACAGCTCGCAACATCGGCTCCAAGTCTCCACGGCCCCCACTTGTAGTGGGCGAGGCCGACCTATTGGAAGCGGTCTATGCCGATGGACGGCGAGAGAAGGTCGCCTGCTCATGCTAATCCAACCCAACAAATCAATGCTCGGCGACACGCATCTTGATGCCGTTGAGAACCTTGCAAAGCTCAAAGAAGGAAACGCTAAACTTGTCGAGGGCCAGAAGTTACGTGGTCAAGCGGAACTGGAAGACCCGAACCGCGCTTCCGGTCCTCGTATGTTTTATCGCGAACTGATTTCCCGCATACAGAGGATAGGCCCCGGTGTTCGTGTGCGAGAAGGCTCCGAAGGCGCAATCGCGCTCTACATCCTCAAAACTCGTCAGGAAAGGGAGATTGAAGACGAGAGAGGAAAATCGCCCCACGGCTCGTTTTTCGACGACCACAAATATGTGGGCGGTTTTCTCAAGGATTATCTCCCTGAATATGGCTGTATCAAGACAGACGACCGAGGACGCCCCGATCGTGAAGACCCCCGAGGCTGGCGTTCCATCCTCATTGGCCTGATTAAGTCCGGAGCGATCACCTACAAAGGGGCCATCGAAGAGTTCGGTCAAGCCCGAGGCCCGCGTTCCAACAGGTGGTTCGAGCAACTTCAGGACTACAGAACCCTTTAACAGACATCTACCGGGCCGGATTGGCCCATGGAGAACAAAGCAACATGAGTGAACAGAAGAAAGAAGAAACAGTGGCATTAACCGGCGCGGCTCTCAAGGACATTCTCAGGACCGTCATTGAAGAGACCAAAAAGCCTTCCGTGTTGGAACAGCAGAAGCTGGATGCCGAGGCTCGGGAACTCGCCGCCCGTCAGGAAGAGCGCAAAGAATCTGGCGCAGCGCAACGGGAAGAGCAAGCTCAAAAGAAATACTACCGCGAGAAGGTATGCCAGCATCGCGGCGGAAAACCGGATCACTCCTATGCCGTGTTCGTACACGACGACATTGGCGGATACGTGCTCTGCCAGCATTGCCAGGGCGTAGTGCGCCCCGAGCAACAGCGGGTTCATTTCCCGAAGAACTATCAGGGTGCGGCAATCTTCGACACCGCTCTCTTCAACCGCCTGTGGCAGCAGACGTCTGACAGCGGCGTCTTCGCCTAAACACAGATTCGCGAAGGACGTCCCCGCCGATGCGCACGGCTCATCCACCTCCGCGAACGTTTCTCTAACGAGGGTTCATGGCAAGCAATCTATACACAGTCACGCTACAAAACAGGGTCAATCTTGCCTCTACGCACGTGGATTTGCAGCCACTCTCCGGAGTGGGAGGCTATACGAACGAACCGGCTCTCTCCCTGTGCAATGACGCCCTCGCCGAACTACTTCTCTCCGAGATCGACTGGAAGTTCAATCGCATCGAAGCACCGTTGATGGTCACTGCCTCGAACAGGCAGGACTACCTCGTCGCGGGAGCTTGCGCATTCACTCTCGGCGGCAATCCGCAAGGCGCGCAAATCGGCCTCGCTTCTAACAACGCGATCACGGAATCTGGTACCACGGTCACCGTCAACTTCTTGGAGCCTTGCCGCTTCGCGGTCGGCGACACGATGTATATGACCGGCAACACCGTCGCGGCCTACAACTCTTCATTCACCGACGACGGAACGTCATCCTCATGGTCGGGCGGCTGGGTTCTTCTCACTGTTTCAGCTGACAAAAAGTCCGTCACCTTCACACACGCCAGCTCGGGTCTCGCTAATTCCGGAGCACCGGGTATCACTGATTTCGGTTGGCTTACATCAGCAACCATGGTCAGTATGTCTGACACGTCCTCTCCGCAGGACACCAAGATCATCACGGCTGTGAAGGAACTTCAGCCTTGGTCCAAGGTCGCCAATCCTGAAAAGGTTTGCGTTCTCAAGGACAACGGCGACGGCACTCTTAAAGTTCGTTTCTGGTGGGTTCCCGGTTCCACGCTTTGGGGTGTGAGGCTCGTTTATCAGGCAAAGGCTCCTCTCAAGGTCGCGCTCACCGATAATTGGGCTCCGTTTCCCGACAACTATTCCTCCGTCTACACACAGGCTCTCCTGTATCGGATGTATCGCTATCTTGACTCCTCGGGAGCCAAGACTCAGAGCGAGTACCAGAAGCTTCAGCAGGAAATTGCGCGAGCCAATGGGGCGACTGATCGCGAACAGACCGATGTGCATGTTTGCCCAGAAGAATCGTTTCTTGATTCCTACGGTTCGGGATGGTAACCCATGGCGACTGTTGTTAAGAACCTCGCCTCTTCCGGCGGACTCTACATAGACAAATGGTGGACAGGTGAAATCACCAACCGTTCACCGCTCGCTGCTCCGCTCTCGGCAATGGGCATTCAGATGGTCCGGCGTGACGACGTGCTCTGGGACGGCCTGAACGTCGAAGTCTCGCCTCAGATGACGCTCGCCCGTCGTTACGGGTTCAGCCGCTACTGCTCTACAGCGTTCGGCTCATCCGATTACCCGCTGGGCTTCTACAGCTTCAAGAACACATCCGGCACTCTCAAGCTTCTTGTGGACACGCCGACGAAGGTCTATTCCTTCACGACCTCGGCGCAATCCGCTGTGTTCACAAAAGGCACTACGTCTCAGACCAACTTCCAGAAGGTAGGAAGCACCGTCTACTTCTGCAACGGCACCGATGCCGAGAAGTGGAATCAGACAACAGCTTCCAAGTGGGGAATTGTTGCGCCTTCTACGGCCCCGACGTTCACTTTGAGTGGAGGCTCTCTCTCACCGAGAAAAGGCTATACCTGGGTCTATGTCTTCAAAAACAGCAGCACCGGGCACATCAGCACCGCCAGCCCGGTATCTGGCAGCTCGGGAATACAGACGAGCAAAGAATTCAATTTGAGTGGTGCGCGTTCCACTGATCCACAGTGCGACAAGATCGACATTTATCGGACAGACGACGGCGGTGGCGACTTCTTCTACGTCGCCACAATCGACAATCCGCCCTCGGGCACTTGGAGCTACACCGATAACAACGCGGATACCGTACTCAACGACAATTTGCTGGCTCCGCAGGACCACGCGAATGACCCGCCTCCGACCGGCATAAGCCTTGTCTGCTTCCACATCGACCGTATGTTCGTCGCGGTGGACAATCTCGTCTACTTCGCAGGCGGCCCCGACACAACAAACGGCGTTCCCGAAGAAGCCTTCCCCCCGGCGAATGTTTTCAAATTCCCCGGCAAAGTCACGGCGATGGCAAGCACGTCCTCGGGCCTCATCGTTTGGACAGGCGCGGACTGCTTCATCGTTCTCGGAAATAGCACCGTCACATTCAAGCCGAAGCCTTGGCAGAAGAATTTCGGCGTTCAATCGCAGAACTGCATCGCTCAGGATGGCGACCTTGTGTTCGTCTACACGTCGAACCGGCAACTGTTCTCCATCTCCGACACCTTGCAGGAAGTGGGCTTCCCGGTTGGCGATCATCTCGCTTCGGACTTCGATCCAACCACCACATATCTCGCCCTGCACCGCAACGGAACAGATCAAGGCTTGTGGATGAGCAACGGAAGCACCAAGATGCGCCGCTACTCGCTGGCTACGAGTTCATGGGATACAGAACACCAAGTTGTTAACGGGGCCGGGGCCATCGCTTCTATCGAAGCGACCAACTCTGTGTGGAAACTCTTCACGGGTCGGACAGCCGGCAGCGGCTACATCCTCGCTCGTGACACAACAACATATCAGGACGATGGTTCCAGCTACAGCGCATTCGCCGTGGTCGGCACGATGGTTCTGGCGCCTCCCGGACAGCTCGCGAAGATCGAATACATCCTCACCGAGATCATGCCGGTTGGCACATACCCGACCATTTCTGTCCTGCTGAACGAGATCAGCGGAACTTTCGTCCCACTGCCCAACCCGGTTCCTGATCCTCCGAGGCTGGCTACATCAACCTCGCTCACGATGAAGCGACACCACTTGAAATCAGCGGCTACTCCGCTGGCAGAACAGCTGCGGTTGTTGCAGGTCAAGATCACCTTCGCGACGGAAAACGCCCGAAGCGAACTTCTCGGATTGGGGGTCGGATAAATGGGTTCCTCAACCTTTGACACACTGTATTCGACCACCGATATTGATTTTCGTTCGGTTCAGCCTTGGGTTCCAAGTCGCCGTCTCATTGACTTGAGCACCAGCGACGTTCAGAACCAAATCATTGCCTTGCAGAATCCGCCGACCGAGCCAGGACTCATTGTTTCTGCCGCAACCACGGGAACACCGGATCAGGTATCGGGTGTCTCTGCGACCGAGTCACCATTCAAAACGCAAGACGCCTCCATCAAGTCCAATGTGTCTGTCAGTTTCAGCGTGAACCCGAGTGATGACCTGTTCGACCACGTGCAGATTTGGTTCACAGGGTACAACGGGAACCCGCAACCTCAATTGATGCCGGGTGACTCTCACATTTCACCGGCCAATTTCCTTTGCGATACCACGGGAGAAACCGTCACGGTCACTGTTGTGGCGGTAGGCCGTGATGGCAGTTCAACAGATTTCACCTTCGCTCCGACAACAACCGTTTTGCTCGACGGTGTGACATCGGCTCCCCCGGCCCCGAGCATCG